AAAAGAATTTAATGAGAACAGATCCAATCCTTGTATGGGAGATGCCTTAGACTTTAATTACATCTCCTACTTTGAAGAAAATTCATTTCCAAAACAAATAGATTACTTGCAGGTTGATATTGATTCTGGATACAGACTAGACGGTAGACCAGACGGAAGCGCATACACAAGTCTACATGGACTACTGGCGGTGCCATTAAATTCATACAGGTTTACAGTTATTACATTTGAACATGATTCAAACATGTATTGGAGAAATAATGTGATGAGAGACGTTCAAAGAGAGATACTTGACTCGCTTGGATACTCTTTAGTTGTTAGAACTGAATCAGAAGATTGGTGGGTAGATCCAAGCGTTATTGATTTAGAGTCATATAGAAAACATTTTAGGTGGGATCATCTGTGAAATTATACAAGAATAAAGATTGGCTCCATAGAAGATATGTTATTCAAAAGAAAACTATGGAGGAAATTGCAACAGAATGTGGCGTTACTATAATGACCATACATAGAGCATTAAAGGAAAAGGGTTTAATAAAATGACTTTGCAGCCAGTATTTCCAGATTCAAAAGAATTTAGATATGATGACCTTTATTTGCTTACAGTTGGAACTGAAGCAGGGCACGAAATTTTAACAACCTGCCTTGAAATTGCTCACATGTTGGTCAAAAAAAATATTGCATATGGGAACTCCGCCTTGGAACCAGTTAGAATATTTTCAAAGGCGGGACCAAAAGAACAACTATATGTCCGTATTGATGATAAACTAAATAGATTAATTAAAGGAACAGATTATCCAGGAGATAATGATATAGATGACCTAATCGGGTATTTAATATTATTAAAGGTTGCTAAGCAGTTTGCTATTTCAGTCGACTAGAAGTATAATAACCCTATATGGAAATTGAATTAGCTGATCACTTTGATCGCATGAATAAAGTAATTGAAGAATTACTTAAAGGAAATAACCCTACCCAGATTGCCTCCCTAACGGGTTTTAAAAGGGCAGAGGTTGTGGAGTATATAGACGAGTGGAAATCGGTTGTTAGAAACGATTCTGCGACCCGTGACAGGGCAAAGGAAGCCGTCTCTGGGGCAGACCAACACTACGCAATGCTAATTAAAGAGGCTTGGAAGACCGTAGAGGATGCAGACCAGTCGGGCCAGCTTGGAGTTAAAGCAACATCTTTAAAGCTCATTGCAGACATTGAAACTAAAAGAATCACAATGCTAAAGGAAGTTGGTCTTTTGGACAATGCTGAAATTGCTGAACAAATATTAGAGACAGAAAGAAAGCAAGACATCTTAATTGAAATACTAAAGGAAATAGCTAAAGAGCACCCACAGGTTAGAAAAGAAATTATGAAAAAGCTTTCTAGAATAACTGGAATTGTAGAGCCAATAGAGATAATTGAGTCTAGCGATGCAGTTTGATTTTTCTGACGTAATAGATATACTTGACGGAGAAGAGTTTGACGAAAGTCCCGTAGATTTACGCACGTTTGTTACCGATAAGCACTACCTAGGCTTGCCAGATCTTTCTGATCATCAATACACTTTGATAGAAAAAAGTTCTCAAATATATAAAGAGTCTACTCTTATAAAACTTTTTGGAGAAAAAGAAGGCCATGAGCGTTACAAGCAAACCTGTAACGAAGTTGTAGCGCAATTAGGAAAAGGCTCAGGAAAAGATTACTGCTCAACTATTTCTGTAGCATATGCCGTACATTTATTATTGTGTTTAAAAGATCCAGCAACCTATTATGGAAAGCCTCCAGGAGATTCAATTGATATTATTAATATTGCTATAAATGCACAACAGGCAAATAACGTTTTTTTTAAAGGATTTAAAGCCAGAGTTACTCAATCCCCATGGTTTGCGGGTAAGTATTTTGAAAAAGCTTCTGAAGTTAAATTTAATAAAAATGTTACAGTATATTCAGGTCACTCAGAAAGAGAAGCTTTTGAGGGTTATAACGTATTAATAGCCGTCCTTGATGAAATTTCTGGGTTTGCTCTTGATAACACTACTGGTCACGATCAGGCTAAAACTGCCGATGCAATATATGATATGTACAGGGCTTCCGTAGATTCTAGATTTCCAGACTATGGCAAAGTTATTTTGCTTTCTTTCCCAAGATTTAAAAATGATTACATACAGCAGAGATACGATGAAATTATATCAGAAAAAGAAGTTATATCTAGGTCTCATCAGTTTAAGTTAGACCCAGATCTACCAGACAACACGGTTGGTAATGAGTTTGAGATATTCTGGGATGAAGATCACATTATATCTTACAAGTTTCCGAAAGTATACGCTATCCGCAGGCCAACCTGGGAAGTAAATCCGACTAGAAGCATTGATGATTTTAAAATTTCTTTTTACAGAGACATAACCGATGCCCTTGGAAGATTTGCATGTATGCCACCAGAAGCAATAGATGCATTCTTTAAATCTAGAGAAAAAGTTGAAATGGCCTTTAATGATTTATCAATTGCTGTTGATAACTTTGGAAGATTTGAAGATTGGTTCTTGCCCAAAGAGGATACCGAATATTTTATCCACGTAGACTTAGCACAAAAACATGACCACTGTGCTGTTGCAATGGCACATATAGATAAATGGGTTAATGTAAAAGTTACCGATACTTATTCTCAACCAGCTCCAATTATTAAAGTTGACGTAGTTAGATACTGGACGCCAACTTCTGATAAGTCTGTAGATTTTACTGAAGTTAGAGACTATATAACCTCCTTGCGGGCGAGAGGATTTAATATTAGAGTTTGTACATTTGACAGATGGAACTCTCACGATATGATGCAGCAGCTTAAACAATATGGAATAAATACAGAAACTTTATCCGTTGCTAAAAAACATTATGACGATATGGCAATGGTAGTTTTGGAAGAAAGAGTTTCTGGACCACACATAAGGCTTTTAATTGATGAGTTATTAGAGCTAAGAATTATGAGAGACAAGGTTGACCACCCAAGAAAAGGTTCTAAAGACTTAGCGGATGCTGTTTGTGGATCAATTTTTAATGCTATAAGCCTTTCCAGGGTGGCATTTGGAGATATAGAAGTTCACGATTATTCTTCGTTAAAAAGAAAGTCTAGAGAAGAGTCTAGGGTTGATAGTCATAATCTAATAAAAGCTCCATCGCCTATGCCCCAAGAACTTAATGATGCCTTAAGTGGAATGGAGATAGTGTGAGTATTTATCAAGAAAGAGCAAAAGAATGTAAGTGTTGCACAAAACATGTGCCACTTCCAACTAGATTAAAAGAATACGACGGTAAGATAGTTTGCCCAACCACATTTGATAACATTCATGAGTATAGGCGTGTTTGGTTAGATATTGGGAAGCAGCCTCCAGGAAGTATAAGAAAACATTTTTCAGAATATGTACAACAAGTTGTGCAGGATTCTATTGACAAAAATGCTGATAAAATAATATAATTAGACTAGGCAACAGTAGCTTAGTTGGTTAAAGCCCCGAACTCATAATTCGGTAATCGTAGGTTCAAGTCCTACCTGTTGCACACCTCTGTAGCTCAGCGGAAGAGCAACAGACTTCTAATCTGTAGGTCGCTGGTTCGACCCCAGCCAGGGGTACAATTAACTAAGAAGGGGGACGTATGTCAAATAATTTTGAAGAAGATGAGGAATCTGTTATGTTACAAATTCAACATTACATAGACATCGGTGCAATAAGAATTGCTGGATTTACTGACGACGGGGAAGCAATCTTTGAATTAAATGAGGAAAGAACAAAAGAGCTAGCCCCAGAATTATGGGAAAAACATGAGAAATATGTTGACGAAGAGCTTTTGGATTTAATGGAGAATGACATGATGGAAGTAGAGTATGATGAAAATCTGATTGCTACTTTAAAATTTACCCCAGAAGGATTTCAGCTGGCAAAGCAAAAGGGTATTATTCCGCTGGAAGACATAGAAGAATTTGATTATTTGGATTTTGATGAGAAGTAGAGCAGCCCTTGTAACTGGCACCACCCTTGGCGTTGGGAACAGCTTAGTTACAAAACTTTATAATGATGGATACACTGTTATTGCTACATCTAGAAACCCAGATTATTTGATAAAAAATAAAGAATCTTTTGGGTGGGGAGATGAAGTATTAATAGAAGGCCTAGAACTTACAGATTTAAAATCAATAAAATTATTATACGGAAAGTATAAGAATATAACTCTAGATCTTTTAATTAATAATGCAGCTGGAGGAAGCTACAATGAAGACGAACATGAGCTGTTTGAAGCTTTTAAATACTCATCGTTATTAAATACTGCGGGACCAGCCCAACTTACAAAATTATTTTTAGATAATTTAAAAAAATCTACAAACCCAACAGTAGTTTTTATAGCATCATTTGCTGGCAAATATTTTTACGGCGGAGACATAACTTATTCTGTTTCAAAATCTGCAGTATCGGCTATGTCTGAAATTTTCAGAATTGAGCTTATGCATTCCAATATAAAGGTTACAGAAATAAGGCCAGCAGGCATAAACACTAGGCCAGAAAATCCTAATTTAAACCTGCTGGATACAGATGATGTTGTTGATGCAATAATGTGGGTATCGAGTCTGCCTAAACATTGTAATATTGATTTAATCGAGATGTCACCAATAGTAAACAAGAAATACTCATAACTAAAAATCAAAATGATTTTTAATTTAATTAAAAAAGGATAAATAATGTTTGAATATTATGTAAAGAAAGTTACTAAGGTTGTAGATGGGGATACAATTGATGTAGAAATTGATCTAGGTTTTGATATATCATTTAGTTCAAGAGTAAGGTTAGCTGGAATAGATACTCCAGAAAGCCGCACAACAGACAAGATGGAAAAAGCACTAGGATTAGAAGCAAAAGCTTATCTTAAGCATGAAATAGAGGCAGCTAAATCTGTTGTAATTAAAACAGAAAAAATGGATTCATCTGAAAAATATGGAAGAATTCTAGGATGGGTGTTCCTTGATGGAGCATTAGTATCATTAAATGAAAAAATGATTGCAGATGGATACGCTTGGGGTTATATGGGAGAAACAAAGGTTAAAGACTTTGATGCATTGGCAAAAGCTAGGGCTAAATCTAAAAAATAACTTGCAATTATAGTTTGCAAAATGATATAATATATTGGTGTCCGCCAAATGGGGTCACTAATTTAACTCGCTTAAAAGGAGCAAAAATGGTAACAAATTTCGCCATGGATCTTTTCAAGGATCCATTTTTTATTGGTTTCAACCGAGAGTTGGAACGATTTAACAGTCTAAGTAAAGTAAACAATACAGCATTCCCGCCGTATGATTTGCTAAAGCTTGACGAGGATAACTATCAGCTGTCACTAGCAGTTGCTGGATTCACAAGAGATAATCTAACTGTATCTATTGAAGACGGAAGTCTATGGATTACAGGTGAAATCAAAGAGGTAATAGACGCAGAAGTTGTTCATAAAGGAATAGCTGCACGTAAGTTTACAAGAATCTTTGAGCTTAGTGAATACATGGAAGTATCCAATGTCGAGCTGAAGGATGGAATGCTACACATTAATGTAGTAAGAAACATCCCAAAGGAAAAGCAACCAAAAGTCCTAAAAATTAAATAACAAAATGAGACCTGGGTATGTCCTAAAACTGCCCACTAATATTAAGGGATAGTAATGCCAGTATACGAATACAAATGCTCATATGATGAGTCTCATGCAACTATGTCAATACATAGATCAATTACGGATAGCGATCCAGGTTATACATGTGTTGAATGTGAGTCGGAAATGACAAGAACATTTACACCGTTTGGTATACAATTTAAGGGCAATGGCTTTTATAAAACAGATAATCCGAAGTAGTTTAAACTAAAATTCTGCTATAATTACTAAGTAAACAAAAATATTGTTTTACTTAGGGGATACCTAGTTGACTAGAAAGATTCAGTACTTTTTAACCAGTCTATTTATTGTGGGCTGGCTTTTTCTTTTCGGATCAAGCGTTGCTTACGGTGATGAAGTTCCAGCACCCGCCGAACAAGTTGTAGTAAGCCCTGCACAGGCTGCAGTTAATACAGCGCTTGCAACAGCAACCACAGAAGTAGCCCAAGCAGCACAA